GCTACTCCTTTCAGAAGATTCAAAATTAATGAACGCTGATTTTGGTGGCGAAGGTGAAATAAGAAACGGACGTATGCCAGGTACTATTCGTGGTATGCGAGTATACGTTTCAAATAACCTTCCATACAAAGGCACAGGCGCAGGTACTGCAGCCGCTGCAGGTTCTGGAACCAATTACGGTGTAATGGTAGCAGGACATGACTCATCAGTAGCTGTAGCGGATCAAATTGCGAAAACTGAGAGCTTCCGTTCTCCAGACACATTCGCAGACATTATCCGTGGTATGCAGCTTTATGGTCGCAAAATCTTGCGCCCAGAAGCTCTTATGACTGCGAACTACAACTTAGCGTAATAGCTATTGGGGGCAGGGCTACTTGCCCCCTTCCTTCTTCTAAGGATCACTCATGCCCAGTACTTACATCGATTTATGCAATCAGGTTCTTCGTAGGATTAATGAAGTTGAAATCGTATCTGGAGACTTTCTTACGGTACGAGGTGTACACGCATTAGTGAAGGATGCGGTTCAGTCTGCAGTGGCTCGAATAAATCAAAGTGAATACGAGTGGCCTTTTAATGCTTCTGAGCATACACAAACTTTAACTATAGGTCAGACAGAGTATACGTGGCCTACTAATTACAAAGTGGCTGATTGGAATACTTTTCAAATACAGTCCAATAGTAGCCAAGGAGTTACTTATAAAACGTTAAAAGCCATAGAACGAGATCTATGGTATTCAAATTTTAGAGATGATGATTATGATGCAGGATCAACAGGGCGAAACGTCCCTGATTTTGTCTTTCCAAGCCACGGTAATGGGTTTGGCGTAACACCATCCCCCGACAAAGCTTATAGTGTTAGATTTAGATATTACTTAAATTACACTGAACTTACCAATGCTACGGATGTCACTCGTATTCCCGAAGCATTTGATAGCGTCCTCGTAGATGGGGCAATGTACTTCTTGTACATGTTTAAGGATAATATACAGGCGGCACAGGCCGCTTATCTTGCTTTTGAGACAGGTGTTAAGAACCTTCAATCCATCTACATAAATTCATATGAATCTATTCGTGATACGAGGGTTTCCTTTTAATGCCTGATGAAGTTCAGAGTTATAAACTAGTATGTTCAGGTGGATTAAATAGCAATCAAAATCACCTTTACTTGGCTGAAGCCGCCTCTGGTTCTGCAACTCGTTTAGTAAATTTTGAACCTTCTCTTTATGGCGGCTACAGGCGCATAGAAGGTTATGGTCTGCTTGGTAATCTTGACCTTACGGTTGGAGGTTCTAATGCAGAAGGGCCAATACTGGGTCTGGCAATTTATAAAAACGAACATTTAGGCAATGCTTATATAATTGCAGCTAGAAAAGACGTAGGAGCAAATACATACAAGTTATATAAGTTTCTCGATAATGTAGGATGGCAAGCCATTACAACTGGGTTTACTCTTGCTACAGCTGCAAACAATCGAACTGTAAAAAAAATACGCCACACTCAATTTGATTTTGGATCAGGATCACAAATAATATTTGTAGATGGTGTAAATAACGCTGTCGTTTTTGATGGTACTAATTGGTATCAATTAAACAGTACAAACACTGGCGGTAGCAGTAGTCCAGGGGGTGATCAAATTGTTAACGCTCCTTCGATTGTAGAGGTTTTTGAGAACCATATATTTTTAGGTGGTGACTTAGGGTCTAAGGCAGTTGTTTGTCACTCAAAACCTTTAGACCCCTTAAATTTTATGGCTGCAGATGGTGCAAGCCAGATAACTCCAGGTTTTAATGTTGTACAAATAAAACCCTTTAGAGATGACCTGTTTATATTTGGTATCAACAGTATTAAAAAAGCTTCTGCAGATGCTACTGCAGGTTTTGTGTTAGATCAGGTTACTACCAATGTAGGCTGCGTAGCACGGGATAGTGTTTTAGAAATCGGTGGGGATCTTATCTTCCTTTCGCCCGAAGGATTTAGACCCGTTGCAGGTACTTCCAGAATTGGTGACGTAGAACTAGGAACGCTCTCTAAATCTATTCAAGTTTTACTTGTTGATATGATTAATAAGTATGACATGGACACAATTAATGGTGTTGTCATTAGGGGAAAGTCTCAAGTTAGATTTTTTGTTGGAGATGACACTTACACCCTTGCAGAAAGCTACGGTATTCTTGGAGGTCTTTCAGATACTGAAGGAAGAATATCGTGGGAGTTTGGGGAGCTAGTAGGAATAAGAGCATCTTGTTGTACCTCTGACTATATAGGAAACACTGAATTTGTTCTGCACGGAGATTATGATGGCAAAGTGTATCGTCAGGAAACTGGAACGTCCTTTAACGGCACTGATATATTAGCTGTCTACGCTACGCCATATCTCGACTTCGGTGATACGGAAGTTCGTAAAACTCTCAGAAAAGTAAATACATTTATACGGGCAGAAGGGCCTGTCGAGTTATTTCTATCGATGGCATACGATTGGGGTTCGCCTGAATCTGCTAGACCAATAAATTATTCTCAAGCAAGTTTAGGTTCTCCAGTGGAGTACGCAGGTGATAACGTCACCTATTCAGGAACGAATGTTCTATATGGCGGTAATTCAAAACCAATTATGACATCAGACATTCAAGGCTCTGGCTTCTCAGCGAGGGCAACATTCACAACAATAGGGCAATCAGAACCGTACAGTATTCAGGGTATTGTGTTCGAATTTAGTATTTCAGGAAGGCGCTAGTAATGGCAGGTTATACAAGACAATCTAGACCAGATATTACAAACGGGGCAGACGTTACAGCGCCCCCATTAAATGCTGAGTTTGATCAGGTTGAAACAGCATTTGGCACTGGTGGTCATAGCCATGACGGTACTGCAGGAAATGCCCCGAAGATTAATCTAGCAACATCTGTCTCTGGCTTTCTGCCCTCTACTAATGGTGGCATAGGTGGTAAGAATAATGTCACTGCAACCTCAAATCCAACAATCACAGATGATACAGGTGCAGGTTATGCCGTGGGTTCTGTTTGGATTAACACCTCTACAGACAGAGCTTTTATTTGTTTAAGTAATAATTCTAGTGCAGCGGTCTGGCATGAGTTCGTGGCTATTACAGGAGCAAATACAATTGTTCCTACAGCTACAAATACCGTTGATATAGGAACCAATGCAAACCGCTTTAAGAATTTATTACTTTCAGGAACTGCTACTATTGCCACTAACGCTACAGTTGGCGGTACATTAGGTGTTACAGGTAATACTACACTTAGCGGAACACTGGGAGTTACTGGTACATTAACTGCTTCAGGAAACGCTACAGTCGGTGGTACATTAGGTGTAACTGGTAATACTACTGTTAGTAATTTAACAGTTTCGGGAACAAACACGATAGCATCTGCAGATATTAATTCTGGTGCTATGGATGCCACGGTAATAGGAAACACCACCCCTGCTGCTGCAACTTTTACTACGTTAACTGCTAATACTAGTCTTGTAGCTGCTACCGCTGACATTAACGGTGGCAATATTGATGGCACAATAATCGGTGCAACAACAGCGGCTGCAGGTACGTTTACCAATCTAACAAGTACAGGAACCTCAACTCATGCTACGGTGGACATTAATGGCGGTGCTATGGATGGCACAACAATTGGGGCTAATAGTGCTGCAGCGGCTAGTTTCACAACTGTTTCTACATCTGGTCAAGCGACATTGGCGAGTGCTGACATTAATGGTGGTACTATTGACGGTACTATTATTGGGGATAGTACACCTGCAACCATAACAGGTACGACAGTTACAGGTACGAGTCTTGTAGGGCCGCTTACTGGTAACGTCACAGGAAATCTAACAGGTAATATTACTGGTAATGTAGCAGGTAATCTAACAGGTAATGTAACTGCAGGTTCTGGTACATCTATATTTAACAACGTAACAGTTAACGGAACTCTAGACGTTACAGGTACAACAATTGCTAACGTTACTGATCCCAGTTCTGCACAAGATGCCGCTACGAAAAATTATGTGGATACAGAGGTAGCTGCACTCGTTTCATCTGCTCCAGGTACACTAGACACACTAAACGAACTAGCTGCAGCCCTGAATGATGATCCCAACTTCTCTACAACTATTACAAACTCTATAGCTACTAAGCTACCACTAGCAGGTGGTACAATGAGCGGTGCTATAGCTATGGGTACAAACAAGATTACAGGCTTGGGTGATCCGACAGCTAACCAAGATGCAGCAACCAAGAAGTATACAACAGACACATTCTTACCGTTAGCAGGTGGTACTGTTACAGGTGCAATAGATGTAGGCAACAACAAAATAACTGCTAGTTATACTCCTAGTACAGGCTCAGATCTCACAACAAAAACATATGTTGATGGCATTGTTGGATCAAGTACTGCAGCCGCAACCTCTGCAACTGCCGCTGCTAACTCTGCAACTGCTAGTGCTTCGTCAGCAACTAATTCAGCAAATTCAGCTACAGCCTCTGCAAGTTCAGCTACATCTTCGGCTGCTTCTCTCGCAACATTTCAAAACCAATATCATGGAGCGCAGAGTAGCGCACCAACACAAGACCCAGACGGTTCAGCCCTCGATTTAGGCGATTTATATTTTGATTCAACCACAAATACTATGAAAGTCTACGGCTCTGGTGGTTGGGCGAATGCAGGTTCTTCCGTAAACGGTACTTCAGATCGTCAGTCCTATACAGCTACTGCAGGGCAGACTGTTTTTGCTGCTACTTACGATAGCGGCTATGTAGATGTATACTTAAATGGTGTTAAGCTACTAGCAGGTACAGACTTCACTGCTACAAACGGTACTTCAGTTGTGTTAGCCTCTGGTGCTGCAGTAAATGACATTGTTGATATTGTAGCTTATGGTACATTTGTTCTAGCAGATCATCTCACAGAAACGCAGTCTGATGCGAAGTATTTACAGCTATCTGGTGGTACACTTACAGGTGGACTAACAGGTACAACTGCTACGTTTACTGGTGATCTAACTGTAGATACAAACACACTAAAGGTTGATAGCACCAACAATCGTGTTGGTATTGGCACGAGTTCGCCTATTGAAAAACTACAAGTTGCAGGACAGTTAGTTTCTACAGGTAGTAATTCTACAAGTTCAACTTCTGGGGCTGAAAGAGCGATCATAGATCTAAGTTCTAATGCTGCAAGGATAGGTCATTTTAGAGGTTCAAACTCTTCTGGCTCAGGTAAAGTAGAGTTTTTTGTTGATAGTGTAAAACGTGTAACGCTTGACCCTGATGGTAAGGTAGGCATTGGAACAGGCTCACCTTCAATGACCTTAGATGTAGACGGATCAAGTGGCCCGAATGACATAGCCCGATTTAGCGGCCCTAATTCTGGTGGTTTAACATTTCGTAACTCTACTTCTAATGAGTTCATTATGCACACCGCAACATCAGATGCTTTGATATTTGGAACTGGTGGCAACAATGAGCGTATGCGAATAGATAGCAACGGTAACTGCCTTGTGGGAACTACGGCTGCGCTTGGTAAATTTACTGTTAAAATAGACACCAATAAAAACATTGCCTATTCTGGTGCTATTGGCGAAGTAGGAAGTGTCCCTGCTATCTATGCCGTTAACGATTCAGGAAGTTCACTTGAAAGCCTTGGTTTCCGTGGAACGGATATACGATTTGCAGTTCAATCGGCAGAAGTTGTGCGTATTGCTAGCAACGGTGACGTTGGCTTTGGAAAAAGTTCGCCAGGAAACCCAGGTTGGGCTAGAAACGTACACATTCACGGCTCTGGCAACGGTGGTGGATTAAAGCTAACTGACAACA